TGTTGATAGTAGACCTGCTGGTGAATCTGGAAAGCGATATTTGTTTAAGAACATTGGTACAGATGAGGAACCTAGATATGTTGTGGAGAGTCAGCTTTTGCGTGATCGCATTGATGCTCGACTTAAAGCATATAAGAAGGGTGAATCATTTGAAACCCAGTGGACTGCTTGTTTGAAAGATGAACGTCGAAAATTCTCAAAAATACGTGCTGGTAAAACTCGATTGTTTACTTGTCCACCATTGGATCTTACTATTGTTGCACGAATGTACTATATGGATTATGATGCGTGGTTCTATGCTACTTGTTTGGAGCACTGCTCGACAGTTGGAATAAATTGTGAAGATGGACGCCAATGGTCTGCATTGTTTCACAAACATTATATGCGTGGACGTGATACAGTTCCTGGTGATTTTGAGAACTATGATGGCTCCCTTAAACCGCAAACAATTGCTATCCGTCAGAATAAGGTTGAAGCATTTTACGATGGTACACCAGAAGAGGCGCAAATACGCATGCTTGTGATGTATGAAGTCGTACATGCTAGAGTTAGATATGTTGAAACAACTTTTGATGTATGGCGTGGTTATTTACAAGAATTGAATTCATGTACTACAGATGAAGATAAACGAGTTTGTTTGCAAAAATACCGTGACGTGTTTAATGAGACCAAGAATAAAATTCATAAAACTGTGGCTTATATAGTACGAAAAGGTATTGGAATAACATCTGGTTATTCAGAAACTGTTGTTGTGGATACTGATTGTAATGAAATAAATATGAGGTATGTGTTTCAGAAATTAGGTAAAGATTGGACCGAATTTGGAGTTCCAGGTCGGAAAGATCAATCCTATTTTGATGAGCATATAACTCTTTCAGTGAATGGAGATGATAATCTTATATCTCCAGGAGAACATTTAATGTGGTTTAATGGTGGCACTATTAGTAATTGTTTTGCCGAGTACGGTATTATATATACTATGTCCACGAAAGAAGCAGAGATTCAAAATTCGATAGATATATTTGATTGTACTTATTTGAAAAGAAAGTTTTTGCCACACCCATATAATCCATTGGTTATTTGTGCACCATTGGATGCAGATTCTATTCGTGAGTTGATAAATTGGACTACAAGAACTATGAGTCCTATACCTCAACTGCGTAATAATTTCTACGATGGCCTTTGTTTTGCATACCATCATGGTCCGGAATTCTTTAATAGATACCGAGATGCAGTCGAGTTCGCCTGTAAGCGTAATAAGATAAAGGTCACACACTACGAGTACAATACATTTGATATTAAATTCCTCGGAGGTAGTACTTAAACTGTGAATCCTTAATTGTAGATTAGCACAGCTCATTTCTTTAGTGAGTGTTTGAGTAACTATTTTAAAATGTACTACAATCTAAGTATTGTTTGATTGTTG